GTGTGTGAAGTTGGAATCCACCAAGACATATCTGTGCGTAGGTAAAGGCGCGATCTTGGAATAGATCATTTCATGGATTTACTTCCACGGCACTTCCACTTCTTACGGGATAGGTTATTCGGGCTATTCGGATCGGACTTCCAGTTTCCTTTGATCTTAGCAGAACGGGCGCAGTAGGCATCGCCCTTGGAAGTGCCGGGGCGGATACGATCTCCTCCGTCTTTAGCTTTGCCTGCCTGCCCATACTTGACTGTCTTTGTCCTGCCAGTCTTTGGGTTCTTGACCACCTTTGTGAATCGCTTTTCCATTACTTCTTCTTTGCTGTTTTAGCTGATTGCTTAAATGCTTTAGCAGTCGGTGCGCCTTTGGCTCCAACCTTCCTCATCTTCTCACCGCTACCCGCTGCGATGCGCTTCCGTTTAGCGTTGATGTTTGCGTAGAGTCCAGTTTTCATAATTCTTCGTGTGGTTTGTGGAAATATCCAGCCATCAGTTTTCCATCCTCCCGCTTATAAAAAAACGGAGATAGAGCCTCTGATATTTTAATTTCTAATCCTTCTGTAATGCAATGTTTGTGAATCCTAACCTTGATTCCATTTCTTTTGGCAGGATCATTGAGTTCTTTTCCGCAAACCGCGCAGTTCATTTTTTCTTCTTGGACATTCCAGCTTGGCTGAGGGCGATGGCGACAGCCTGTTTGCGGCTCTTAGCCATAGGAGCCTTCTTTGGGCCTTTAGGGTTGATGCCAGCCTTGAGTTTACCAGCCTTGTATTCCTTCATTACCTTGGCGACTTTGGCCGCTTTTCCTGCTTTAGTGGTGGGTTTTTTCATTTCTTTTTATTTCTATCTCTTGAGGCATATGCCTGCATTATTCTACATTTTTTACAACCCCTACCATTTGTAATTGGGTTGATATATAAATTCTCTCCGTGATATGGATGGCCTTTAGGGCAATGAGTTTTTTTGGATTGAGCATTTATGCTTCTTTTTTTTCTTGCTTTATCTGCGTTATTTTCTGCTTGAGTTCCAATAAATAAATGATCTGGATTTACGCAAGACGGATTATCGCATTTATGAAGAATGCACATATTATTTGGTATTTGCCCACAAGAAAAAATATAGGAAACCCTATGTGCTTTTTCAGTTTTGCTGTTGAATTTAAAATTACCATATCCTCTTGTATTTTTAGCACCAATCCAATTCCAGCATTGGTCAAGGTTATCTACATGAGTTGGAACAGTCCCATTTTTGTCTACTTTCGATAAGAATCTATTAAATGTTTTGTTAATCATTTTGAATTAAAACCATCAATTCCTTCGCGTAACAATTTAAAAAATGTTTCTGATGACATTGTAACTTTCCACGGTTTATTATTTTTTCTTGAAGCGACTATCCATGGTTTACCGCGAGAGTCTCTTTCTGCTTGCTCGCAGGCTTTGTCAAGATTGAGGTTCTGCACTCGCTTTACCTCCATGTGGAGTCCAGACAATTCCTCGCAGATAACATCTGGACTATCTGGCCCTCCTGCAAATTGTTGGCCTCGACGGGCGGTAAATCCTTGGGCGCGAAGTTCATCTCGCCACAGGCGTTCACCTCTTGCTCCTTTAGCTCTGGAGTTCATGATCTTGGAGGCTACATCTTCACTTGATCGTATGTCAATACATTTTTATCATCCTCGTAGAAGTTATCAACTATCTTCTTGGCTTGCTGATAGTAATACTCCAACTTGCAATACTTGTCCTTGGCCTTTTTCTCTAGTATCTCGTCTATCTTATCCAAGTATCTCATAGCCACTTTGTATTTTTGATCTGTTGTCATGTTTCGATTAGCTTGCTGATTTCTCCGTTCATTGTGATTGGGAACTGATAGTTCCTTGGGCCACGGCGATTCTTATCTACGAAGATGCAGGACTTGTCATCCTTGTGCTTAATGTAGATGACTTGGTTTGAGTGCTGTTTGATGGCGCGGGATTCACGGAGCTTGCCATCATCGTTCACCTGCGATCCTGCAATCACGGGAACCTTGATCTTTGTGGCTAGGTTCTTCAGCTTTCTAGCTATATCTGAGACTGCTTGTTCCCGATTGTCGCTCTCATTTTCCACGATTTGTAGGTAATCTACGATAACTACATCCGCTTTTCCTAGAGAATTAAGCCTTTTTGCCTCTGCAATTATCTCCTCCAAAGAGACTAAATCATCCACAATTGTGACCGATTTCTTCTGTAATTCAAGGATTGCAGGGGTAATTGCTGGCAATTCCCTAGCATGAATCGTCCTATATTCGTCATGTGTGCGGACTGGCATACCAGAGTGGCAGGATACCAACCGAGAGAAGATGTCTGTTTTGTCCATCTCCAGCGAGAAGATAACAACGCTCTTGTTATCCATGATATTTGCTAGGGCCGCTTGAACCATGAAGATGGATTTACCTCCACCAGATTCCGCTGCTACAGTCAGAAGCTCTCCAGCGTGCATACCGCCCTTCATTGTTCTATCCAGATAGATCAGTCCAGTCGAGAAACACTCTCTAGCGTCTGTGCCTTCCATCTGCTTTACCAAGTCCATCGCTATGTCTTTAGTCGATGTTGTTGGATGCGAGTGTTCCACCTGTGAGGATAGAATAGAATCAGCTATCGTCTGGAGATTGGCTCTACCGCCGCGAATGTCTTCTTCGTTTTCCTCCCATAGCTTGATAGTATCTCTGTAGGATTTGAAGCGGATCAATTCCTTGCGGTAGTCTTCTGCCATCTCTTTGGCTATATCGAACTCTACGATCACATGAGCTTGGAACAAATCTAGGAAAAAGGTTTCTCCACCTAGTCTCTCTAGTTCTCCCATGCGTTCTAGTTCAGAAATAGCGGTAAATTCGTTTAGATCGCCAGTCCGCTGGTGTATGGCTAGCATTGCTTCAAAAGCCTTTCTGTGGCTATCTATGGCGAAATACTCTGGTTTCCAGACTTGGATGTTTAGGATTTCTGGATCGTTGACTATGAGCGAGAGTGCGCCGACTTCGCCTCGTTGATATATTGGGACTGTTTTCATGTGTTTATTAAAATAATTTTGGTTGAACTTCAGAGAGTCTTTTATTGATAAGCGAAATGTATTCTGGATTAAGCTCGCAAAGAACAGCGTCTCTTCCTTCTTCGTTTGCTACTGCTGCCGTTGTTCCGCTTCCACCAAATGGATCAAGCACAACCCCACCTTTGGGACAACCAGCTAAAATACATGGCCGGATAAGTTCTGGAGGATAGGTTGCGAAATGAACTCCATTTCCTGCGGATGGATTTACTCTCCAAACATCTCCGCTTTTTTTTGAAACATTAAAATAATATTTACTTTTTTTTGAAAATAAAAATATAATTTCATGCTGTGTATTATATCTGTCTTTGCAAGGGTTTGTTAGTGCGTTTCCTTTATCCCATATAATTGAATTTCTCAATGTCCATCCATCGGCTTGCAATGCAAAAGCAACTCTCCAAGGAATCCCCATTAAGTCTTTTTTCTTTATTTTGTATTTCCCGCCACGGACTGCTTTTCTATCTTTGTATCTATGAGCATTTTTAGTATGAGCATTATGCTTTTCTTTATTTTGTTCTTTTTTCAACCAAGAATTTATGTATGTCCCATTGCTTGCATAAGTATCACCAATATTGAGCCATAGTGTTCCATCATCACGCAAAACTCTTTTTACTTCTTGAAATACAGATACTATTTTTGAAACATAATCTTCTGGCATATTTTCTTGTCCAATTTGTCCTTCGTGTCCGTAGTCACGGAGAGCAAAGTATGGAGGCGATGTAACGCAGCAATTGATTGATTTCTCTGGAAGCGTCCGCATCATTTCGATGCAATCGCCATTTAGTATTTTGGTATTCATGTGTGTTTAGATGTTTTAACTTTTATCGGTAACGATAATTACATATTTGGTTTCACATTCGCCCAGTCGATCTCGCCGTTAGGGAGGCGAGTATCTTTCTTGGACTCGATCAATTTGGATGATTGACGATTGATCCAGCCAGTAACGAATGGGCGGGTTTTTTTGCGTTCGGGGTGAGCAAGGAGCCATGTATCCATTTTTCGTAATTCAGCGTCTATATTGATTTCGGGGTTTAGGGTTTTGAGTTCAGCGATGAATTGGTCATCGACTGGTTTAGCTTTCCGTGGTTTTGGAGCCGAAGGCGGCTCAGCTACTTTCATTGTGAATAACTCTTCGTTTTCAATGCTGCTGTTCGATGGAGCGATAGCGGAATCGGATGATGGTTCTATTTTCGGTTCCTTATGATGGTTCATTATAGATGGTATGAACTGGTTCAGGGGGTGGTAGGTATGAACTGGGTTAGGGGGCTGTGGTATGAACTGGTTCATACCATCCCCTGTCCTCTGCTTACTCTTTGGAATGGCCAAGTAAATGACATCCTTTGTCAGTTTATCATCTCCAATCTTTTCCAAATTGATTTTGTAGGTATTCGATGTTCTGCGACCAAGTGGATTGAAACGCTCCTCACTTTCGACCAAACCAATCTTTTCAAAAACATGGAGGAACTTCCTAGTTGTTTCTTCGGATATGTTGGCTTTTCTAGAAAGCGTCTTGATCGACGGCCAACAGACTCCTTCATCGTTTGCACAATCGGCGAGGCACAAAAGCACCAGCCGCGCATTACCCTCTGTCTTACTATTCTCAAAGACATCGGACATAATCTTGACGCTCATCTTTGCTCCCCCCAAAAGTCGTTCAAGTATCCAGCGTCAACCAATTCGTAGTAGGCTTGCATTCCGCAAGCATCAGTTATAGTTCTCCACAATTCGATCTTTGTAACTGCTGCTTCTCCAATAGTCATACAATTCATTGAGATTACAGCAGCCAAACCCTTGGCTTGAAGAGATAGTTTTTCATCTTGAGCTACTGCAAATGGAAGAAAAGCCCATCCATCTGTAGTTTTCCAAACTCTAGTTTTTTTCATTATTAAGAGGGCCACCCCCTCGCCGCAGGGAAAAAACCGATTGAATGTCGGGTGGAAATTACTGCGACGAGGGCGATGATATTGTATTTAATGTTTCGATTTAATTTTTTCCAACTCGGTTTCCACGCCGAGGTCTGATTTCTCAGACGCGCTAACCCTATCACTACTGATCGTGACAGGTCAAGAATTATTTTTTATCGTTAACGATATTCAAGGTCAATCTCCTCACGCTCGCACTTCACCCATTCCTCAATCTGGTCTACCAAATCAGTCCAAGCTAGATCAGAGATATTATCATCCGGGCAGTCTATAGCGTGGAGCTTGTGGTGGAGTTCTATGTCTTTGTCTTTGATTAGGGCCAGCTCTGACCAGAGGATGCGTTTGCCAGAGTAGGTCGCGGCCCTCGCGGTAGAGTTTGGTCGCACTCCGAGAACTAGGTATCCTCCATGTCCACTAAAGGTCTCTAGTGTAGAAAAGATACCTTCTTCCATCGCTTCAGCGAGAGACATATTTGTTATCAGAACAGACTTGCGAGCGAAGTCCATGAACTGGAATGCGGTCATATCCAAGTCGATGTTGTTCTTGTGATTATCCATGTCGAGGGATGGTATGAAAAAAAGATTGACCTGTCAATAAGATTGTTTAGACTTCATCATATGCATCAGTTAGAAGTCGCATACAATAGCTACCTATCAGCTATTGAACATAGCAGAAGCATCAAACATAACGCACGAAAAATGTTTGGCGTGTATCTGCGCGACTGCCGTAATGGGCTTGGGTTGTCTGTCCGTGATTTGGGTGACAAAATCGGAGTGACTGGGAGCTTGATCAACCAGATTGAGACTTCCTCGAAATCCATACTGAAGAAGCAACACATCGAGAAAATAATAGCTCTATGCTCAGACGCAAAACTCCACTCAAAGCCAAAAGCGGATTCAAGAAAAGAGGAGGGAAGCTCAACCCAGTTTCAGCCAGACTCAAAAAGCGAAGCATTGAATACAGCAGTGTAAGGAGAGAGTATCTTGAAGAAAAAAGCGGTAAATGCGAAATCTGTGGAGGCGAAGCAACCGACATCCACCACAAAAGCGGGAGAGGAAAAAACCTTTGTGAGAAGCGCACTTTCATGGCTGTATGCCGCCCCTGCCACCAAAGAATCCACGACAACCCAGCGTGGGCAAAAGAGCAAGGCTACCTAGTTTACCAATTCAAATAATATGTTCAAATCACTTATCGTTTGCGAAGGCACATTCGTTGCAGAAAACCAATACAAGATTCGCTTCCGCCAAGACTGGGTGGACTGCTGGATCAAGAAGTCAGACCTAGAGAAACTAGAAATGTTGGGAACGACTTTCGAGGGCGACAAGGCTTGCAGGATTACTGTCAGCGAAGACCTAGCGAATTTGATGGAATTGCAAGGTGTGCTAGAATAGTTTATCGTTAACGATAATCCTCTTGACATCTGAAAAATATCAGATGACTTTTGCGGCAATATGAGTTGCTGCAATAATAATTCTTCCAATCAAGAGGGAATGCTGATCGTTAACAAGGCGCGTGAAGCTGCCGCCTGCGCCGAAGCTAACTGCGCTTCATCTTTTACCAACGCTACAAACGCAACAACGAGTGCGACTAATGCAGCTAATAGCGCAACGGCAGCAGCGGCAAGCGCGGCAGCAGCGGCCACAAGCGAGACGAATACAGAGAACCTATGGGAACAATTTAATGCTCTTTATCTTGGGTCTTTCGCGGTAGCTCCCACGACTGATAATGAAGGCAATCCTCTACAAGAAGGTGCGCTTTACTGGAATTCTGTATCGAATACCATGTTCGCATGGGATGGTTCTGCGTGGGCAACGGCAACCAACTTCAACGAGTTCACCAACTTCACAGCTACTGGGACTACTACGGCAAGGAACCTTGTGACTCGCTTTTCAGATGTAGTGAATGTATTGGATTTTGGAGCTGATCCTACTGGAGCAACAAATAGTTATTCAGCTTTTCAAGCTGCCGCAGCAGCAGTAACTGACAATACTAAAATTGTAATTCCAGATGGAAATTATACAATTGCATATAGTGGTGGATATGTTCCTTTAAAACCACTCGGAGTGATTGCATTTGAATTGGTAAATAAAACAAATGTTCATGTTGTTGGTGAAGGAGCGATAATTACAATTACTAACCATGATATAACAGCTAATGGTGGATTGAGTGTATTTGCATTTATGTCATGCAAAGATTTCTCAATTAGTGGCATTAAATTCAATCTTTCATATACAGGATTTAATAACTCTGCCAGTTACTATCCTCAAAATAGGGCTATTGCTGTTGAGAATAGTGGGTCTGGAGGATCGCAACCACAGTCTGCATTGTGGAGGAATGGTTATATTTATAATTGTGCTTTTAATATAAGTCATCCTCAAGGAATGTTTAGGGCAACAACAAATCCATATTCTGGAGATTCAAATAATGGATTCAAGAATATGGCAATTAAAGTATTTGGTGACGAACAAGCTGTTAATAGTATTAACCAAAATAGTTCAATTCGTGTAGAAAACAATTATTTTGCAACAACTCATAATGGATATTGCATTTGGGTATGGGCTACAAATAATGCAGTTGTAAGCAATAATATTTATGATGGAGTTGCTACATATTCCACGCAATCAGACGGGACTACAAAAGATTCAAGTGTGCCATTACTTCGCGTTCACCAAATGTATTGTAAGGAAGGAGTAATAATTCAAGGGAATACATTTGTTGGAAGAAAACGAGCAGACCGAGTTGGAACATTGGATGGAAATGCTGCATTCGTTGGATTGGTAAGCAATACATATGGATTAAATACAGGCTCGGCGCAAGTATTGGGAAATAAATTTGTTTTAAGTTCATCAATTACTACAAATTATTTACAAGATATTGGAATAGCAGTCCAAGGTTATTGTGGAAATATCTTAATTGATGGTAATAGTTTCTCTTCAAATGACACAACATTTAATACTGTCTTTCCACCAAGAGGAATAATTGTTGGAAGTTCAACAAATCAAACTACTGGTGCAAATTATATTACCATAAGTAATAATATATTTGATAGAAGTTGCGATATTGTTGAATGTATTTATGTGCAGCAAGGCGCATCTACAGCAGCAGGAAGATTAACAAAATCTCTGGTTGTAGAAAATAATACTTGTAATGGTTTTTACAAAGAATTTGCTATAATTACTAGCGCGGGATTAACAGTCGATTCAGTCGAATACGCGAGAATTGCTAATAATACAATCAATGGAATGAATAATACAACCATTCCAATTGCAAATTCAGATTGTCGCCCAATATACATCGGTGGCGGCGCGGCAAGTGATGTGTATGAGGTAAAAAACAATACAATAAATGGCGCGAACTTTGCTATCTATATTTCATATAGTCCAGTTGGATTATTCTATATTGAATATAATAAAATAGATAATGCTTCTGTAAAAGTTACAGCAGCATTCAATAGAGTAAATGGATATGATTATTCTGGACAATTACAGCCAGCGGTTGGAAGCGCGGCTACATTACCAGTTGGCTCAAGTATTCAATATTGGTATCATGTAACAGGATACAATTCATCTGGAAATTACTATAATGGCGATAGCGGTGTAGCGGTAGGCGGGGCAACTGTTGGTATTGCCTTTCCGGGGATTTCCTACAAATTACAATTTTATAGAATCGGAGAACAATAAAATTATGGCACTACAAAAAACAATCCAAACAATATACGGAGTCACAATCAATGATGCTTATCATCGTGTAGATAATGTATCGTTGCTTAATAAAACCGCAGTAAAATTTGATGTTGCATCATTTGCAAATAAAGAATTAGCTGCTATTGCAAGTAAACAATACATCTGCGACTACAACATCAATGGAGAAAACCCAATCAAACAAGCCTACCTCCACCTTAAAACCTTGCCAGAGTTTACGGACGCAGTAGACTGCTAATCCTCTCCATCATCGTCCGACATATAGTAGTCATCATCGGACATTGGTTTAACCTGTTCCTCGCGCCTAGCCCAGAAGCGATCCGTTGGAACAGGTTTATCGTTACCGATAAAAGTTAAACCATTGCGGCGGGACATCTCTAGTGCGTAGAGAAACGAGTCAGCCAAGTCTGGCGAGAATCCAGTTCTGCCCTTGTAGTCATCTTTAGTCTCTACGGAAATCTTCTTGTTCTTTGTGCGATACCTACGCAGGCAGAGTTCTCGACCTAGTTCACCAGAGGCATCGACTCCATAAATAACCCGCGCCTTAAACCCGTGGAAGCTCTGATACCAGTATTCAGAGATGAGGCGATCATAGACTTCGGTGCAAGGACGCTTATCGACATCGGCTGCGATACGATCAGTCGGGCGACCCATAGAAGAGATGAGGGCGATAGAGGAACCATCCTTATCATGCCGTAGCCACTCGCGCATGATAGCCTGCCCAATTCGACCACCATCACCGCTGACATCCATACCAAACTTACTAGGCTTCACATCATGCTTACGGCAAAGCTCAACGACCTTCGCGGCGACTTGGACATCGAACTCGGTAGCTTGACCAGCGGCGATCTGGATGACTTCTTGGTTTTCTAGATACATAACCTTCTGAGAAGTTCCACGGACATACCCTAGCTTGCAGACTGTCAGAACGCATCTATCGCCACCAGCCGTGAAAGCAGTATCGAAGCCAGCAATCTTGATTAGGTCATTGTGATCCCAGATAGGTTCTGAGTAGGTATCGGCATTCCGAATGACATCGGCGGTTAGGATCGTTTGGGCAAAGCCAGACTTAGGCCACCAGCCAATAGCGTTACGCACATAGTCCACAGAGTTCTCATCGCCATAGGAC